GCTGCAGCAACAGCCCGATCGCGCCCTCAGGCGGATTCGAATAGCTGCCATGGCCTTCCAGCCGGTGGATATTGGTGTAGCCGTCCTGATAGAGGCCGCGGCCGGACAGAAACTGCTGGCCGCCGCGTTCCTCGATGCGGCCATCATAGACAAAGCGCTGCGCGGTCATGTCATTCCGCCGTAAAATCGGCGCTTTCGGTGCTGGCGTCATAGCCATCACTCGAATCGCCACGCGGATTTTCGCCCCCGAGCGCGCGCGGATCGGCAAGGTTGAGCGTCGCCACCGTGCCGTTCTGGCCGTCTTGCGCAAACTCCACCGATTTGATGATCATCATGCCCTCGATCGCGATCCAGTCATCCTGGACATAGACCAGATAATTCGGTGTCCACAAAAGCCCGCCTTCATCGCGCCAGCCAATGGTGGTGACTGTCGCGGTGCAGGCCTCGCCGGCAGCGCGGCGCGCATGCCATTCGGCCCGCTTCTTCATCCGGTCCACCGACACTTCGCCTTCATGGCGGATGATCAAGGGCCGGTAGCGCTTGACGCCCTGGTCCTTGACGGTCGATTGGCCGCGCAGCTGCGGGCTCTCCGTGCCCTCGGTCACCTGGCCGCGCACCGAAATATCGGAAAACCGGCCCTCTTCGGTAAACTTGGCCGAGGCTGCCTTGATATTGCCGCCAATGCCGCGCCGCAGCGAGCCGGAATGCATGCCCTCGGGCTTGCTTGCCAGCTTCAATTTGCCTTGCGGCGTGTCGTGGATCAGGATGCCGCGCGACCGCGCCCGGGTTTCAATCGTCGAAAACAGGCTTTCACCGGCTTCCAGTTTGTGGCGCGGCTCGACCTCGGTCACCGTGCCGTCATCTTCGATGCCAATGCCCATCGTGTCGAATTCGCGGGCCACATCGGCAAGGTTTTTATTCAGCACTTCGCCTGTGGGATGCACCACCGAACATTCCGTCGCATCGATGGTGCGCGATACCATGGTCAGCGCCAGCACCCGTGTCTTGCCAGATGCATCATAGGACGGCGCGACATCCCGGGCATAGCCGGTCAGCATCACATCACCCGAGGCTGTCAGCACCGCCGCATCCCCCGGCATCACAGGCACGCCCGACCCGGTGATGACAAACGATCCGGATGCGGTGCGCGAGGCTTCCTCAGCCGAGACGGATATCTTGATATCCTCGAAAGGCGGGAAACTGCCGATGGTGACTGTCTCAAGCATCAGCTCGCCAGTGCTTCAAATTCAACAGGCATAATGAAAGGCGTGCCCGCGCCGGCCAGATCCACCAGCCCACTTGCCCGCCGCGCATCGCCATAAAGCCGGTAAGCCAGCACCGTCGACGGCAGCGACACACCGGATTGAACGGTCACCACGGGCGTCATGTCAGCCGAAATCTCCGAAATCAGCCTTATCGCCACGCCCGAAAGTGCAATCAGCCAGGAATGCAGATCCGGGCCCAGACCAGAAGTCACCGCATAGGCGCTGTCAGCCATATCGATCAGCATCTGCCGCGCCCGCCGCGCCGACGGCCGCGACACCCAGGCAATCCGCCCGACTGACAGCGACAGCGCAATCGCCGACAGCACCGAGGCGGCTTTCACCGTTTCGGCATCGTCGATGGCGCTCAGGTCGGCGAGATCGCGATAGAGGCTCGGCGTCCGGCAGGATTGGCCGATCACCTTTGCTATATCGATGGTTTCCGCCGCAAAATGCGCGGCATCCAGACGGGACGCCACGGCAAAGCGGTCTTCGAGATCGGCGCGGTCTGATACATTGGTGACGACAAGATCCGCCTTGGCCTTGAGCCATGCAATCAATGCGCCCTTATCCGCCGCCATCAAAAAAGCCCTCCAAATGCCACTGCCGCCAGCCCCACGCCACCGGCAAAAGCCGACAGCACAGAGCCCAGCGACAACACCCCGCCGACATCCCCGCTTTCCAGGAGAAATGTCAGGTCAACGGCAATATAGCCCATGCGGTCCTTTTCGCGGGACCGCCTGAAATCCTGCGGCCAGGCCATCAGAAAGCCATCGATCGGCAGGGTCAGAAACCGCGGCCCCGCCTGCCCCATGACTGCAATCAAGGCATTGGCCTGAAAATCCGCCAGATCGCCGCAGAGATAGGCCGTCACGTTGATGGTGCCGGTGGCAGCCCCCATGTCTTCAATGATGGACGCCTCGCCGCCGGCCGTCTCATGCACCGCCAGCCGCCGTCCGCCGGACCGCTCTTCCGAATCCACCCAGAACGCCACGCCATCGCAAGATGCCGCCATCAGGGTTTTTGTCCAGTCGCGCATTATTTATGGCCTGTATTGGGTTGGCGGACAAAGGTGTTGGTCTTGCCGGTGTTGGCGCTGACGGGCATATAGTTACCAGCCGACTTGATATTGCCAATCACGGCTGCGGCCTGCTGGGCAGCGCTTAAAAGCGCCGCGGCCGCCTGCTGCACCGATGACAGAAAATCCTGCCCCGCTTGCGTCGTGCTGGTATGCAAGGCATCACCGCTGTCTTTGACGCTTTGCGACAGATCGAAAACGCCGCCCAGCAGGCCGTGGGCCGTGGGCGATGATTTGTCGCCGCCATAAGCGGTATCCATCCGCAAAGCACGGTTTAGCGAGAATGGCACGTCGGACCCTTGATCGCGCGCATCCTGCGTCCGCTGACGGCTGTCATCAGCGGCGACGGCATCGCGCAGGATCTTGCGGTGCATGCCGCGCTGGGCAAGCGCATCCTGGGTCACCGGCGTGCCGAATTTCGAAGTCAGGTCGATGACATTGCCGGCATAGGTGGGCCGGCTCTTGCGCATCGCGTCAGCGACATATTCCCGGCCGGTGCCGAACCGGTAGGCATTCATCTGCCGGGCAACGCGCGGATCGTCGGGAATGGGTCGCACGCCAGGCACCGGCACAGTGCCGACCGTCTTGCCCTTGCGATCCACTGCCGGATAGAGCGTCGAAGGCTCAACCCCCAGCGGAAATGGCATCTTGTGGGCATGGCGTGTCATCGGCCCATATTGCGATGTGTCCGGATAGGCTTTCTGGGCGGCGGCTTCCAGCGCCTGCCAGACATCCTTGTAGGTGCCCTTGCCGACGCCGCGCAGCGCTCGCCAATATTCGAACATGCCGCGCTTGGCCATTTTCGGATCGTCGCCGAACTGGTCCTTGTAGCGCTTGAGGAATTCATCGCGCTGGCTCTTGGCCAGTGCCTTGTCGTCGCCCACCGTCAGCGCCTTGCCGGCGTCCAGATTGTTCTGCGCCTCGATCGCGCCTGATAGCGCGTCCATCGCCGGAACCAGCACTTTCGAGGATTCCGCCCCGATCTGCTGCACCATGGTGTGCCAGGAATTGGCCAGCCGATCGACCCGCGTCTGGGTATCTTCCAGCACGGTGTTGAGATCGCGCATCACGGTGCCGTCGACCTTGGTGCTGTTGAGCCCCTTGAGGAAGGTCTTGTAGCGATCCTGCGAATTGATCAGCGAGATCATGCCTTGTTGCAGCTGCTGATCCTGAAACAGCAGCGGGATTTTCGACATGTCGCCCTTGAGCGCCTTTTGCGAAATCCGCACAAACGCCTCCACCACATCCTCGCCATGGCTCTTGGCCTTGTCGAGCTCCTTGCGCAGGTTGACGCCCATCTTCTTGAAGGCCGTCGACGTGGTTTCGGAATTCATCTTGCCGAAAATGTTCTGCAGATCGGTGGCGGCTGCCTCCGATGTGCCTGTATCTTCACGCACGGTCTGCATCATGGCGACCAGGCGTTTCAGCCCATCCTCGCCTTTGTAACCAAGCACAGCGAAAGAATTGGCGAGAACCGGAATATACTGCGCCATATCCTTCAACTCAAACTGACCCTGCTTGCCGCCGGTCACCATGATATCGAAAGCGTGATCCATCTGTCCGGCGGTCAGCCCGAGCGCGCTCGCCGCCTTCAAGGCGGTATTGGCGATGTCGCTGACCTCGGCGCCGGAGGCCTGCGCCGTTTTCAGCACCGATGGCAGGAAGGCCATGGCCTGTTCAAGGTTCTGGCCGGATGATGTCAGCGTGTCCAGGCCCGATACCGCATCGTCGAAACTCATGCCGTAGCGCTGCGCCAGCCCGCGC